ACAGGTAGACAGGTAGACAGGTGTACTTGTACACCGTTCATTTTATCCTATTCCAATCTTATGTTTTTTTCTATAGACTACTGAATATAAAGAACAATTACATATAAGTCTAGGAATCGGAGGGGTTAACATGAGTACAAATCAAAATGAGTTACAAGATAAATTAGCAGTAGAAGGTGTAAATGCAAATGGCTATGGTGTAATGCCTAAGCTTGTAATGCAAGATAAACGATTAACGATTGAAGCAAAATCAATCTATGCTTACATCGTTAGTTTTGCTGGCACAGGAAGTACAGCATTTCCTAGCTTACGGAAAATTCTAGAGGACTTACAGATTAGTGAAAAGCGTTTCTACAAACATCGTAAATTGTTAATTGACTGTAACTATATTTCTGTTACTCAAATTCGTAATGAGAAAAAAGAAATCATCAAAAATTTATACACGTTAATCTCTAATCCGAAAATTGAAGAAGAAGTACAAGATGAGGGTATCCGTCAAAATGACTGTGACCCTATCCCTCAATTTGACGGATACCCTATCAGTCAAAACGACCGACATAAAAGTAACAGTTTTAAAATTAACAATATAAAAGATGATGATGATATTAATAACGTATGCGAAGGCAAATTAACTCATGAAAATTTCTCTAACTATTCAACTCAAAAGGGCGTAGACTGTCCTTTAACAGTTCGAGAACGATTAACAACTGTACTCAAAGGAAAAGACTACTTAGCTCCGTTGGCGGTTTCTTTGCTTGCTGCTGGCGTGTCTGATGCAGACTGCTTAGAGATTATACAGTTTATTGTTACTTTGCCAGTCATTAATGAAGAAGTATCAGACCTGGTTAATGCACAAATACGTGCGAACGAAACAGAAGCTAAAACAAACGGTCTTACTAGCTATAAGGCTTATTTCATTACAGGTTTAAAACAAAAGCTAGAAAATGCCGATATTTTTGTTCAAGAGACAAATATTGTGAATCCTGATACAATTAAACCGTTACCAACTGTTACCATGCATAATTGGGTTTAATTTGTTGAATGGAGGAGGAAAGAAAATGAAAGAAGAACAAAACAGAGTAGAGAAAACCAAAAGAAAAAAAAGGACCAAAACGGCCATCTTGATAATTTTATTTTTACTTGTTATAAGCGGAGGAGCATTTACATTAGTAAATAGCAAAAATTTATTTTCAGATCATACTGCTAAAAGTAAACATGTGAGTATTTCTAGCGAGACCAAAGAATCTAAAAGTAAATCAAGTACATCATCCAGCCATGTAAGTAACCGTGATGAGAGTAAAAAAGAAGTAGACACGACGGATTTATCAAATGAACAAGTTGTAGAATGGATAAATTATGTAGTAGATAATTGGGAGAAAGCACACAATATTGCTTGGTCATATACTGTTGATCGGTTAAATGATTTAAACGGGCGAGATAGTAATTCAATTTATTATAGTGTTAGATTTCAAAATCCAAAATATCCCATGATGATATTACGAATTAATCCAGAAGGAATCATGGAATTTGAAACTAATACAGTAGACGCAACTAAAAATAAGAATTTTGAATATAAAGTTTTATCTAAAAACTATAAAGATATCAGTTTGATTAATGATTTAGATACTTCTGAATTAAGTAAAATATCGCAACAAACAGAGCAATCATCTAATAATAGTTCTGGATATAGTTCATTAAACATCAATCAAAGAATTAGTTTAATGGCACGCTTACATGACAAAATTGATTTTCAAGATTTTGTCAATATCACTTATAATATAACTGAACTTCCTGATGGAACTCAAAATGTTGTAATTAGAAATTATGGTCTCCATGCTCACACAGAAACAATTGCATACAAAGTAGATAAAACTTCTATAAATCCAAGCTCGTTTCCAAGCGATCAGACAACTACAAAAAACGACTTGTTCAAAATGTACGAACAAGACAAAGATAAGTATAATGAATTGGCAACTAAAGTTAGTTATGATTCTTCTTTAGAATTTTCACAAAATAATTAATCAAAAAAATATATCTTATTGAGTATAAATCTCAATAAGATATATTTTTTATTTTACGACTTTTCCGATTATATATATTTCATCAGTTTTTGAAGTATAAAAATCTGGAAACAAGCGGTTGCCATCTTTATCAACATCGGTATTAAAAGAAACAAAGCGTAGTCTGTCTTTTTCTTTATAGATACGTTTGATAAATGCATTTCCGTTAATTTCAACACATCCTATCATACCTTGTTCTATTTCAGATTGTTTTCTAACAAAAATTATTTGACCATCTTCATAAGTTGGATACATGCTGTCGCCAGATACACGGAATGCTAAATCATAATCTTTTGGAATATCATTTTCAGGAATCTCTATTGTTTCTATAGGTTGACATTTATCATAATTAATTGTTCCATATCCAGCGGTCATAATCCCATATAAATTTACAGATTTTTTGACTGGTAAAGATATAACATTGTTTTTTTCTTGTTTTTGTTCCTTTAGCTGTTGCTTTGCAGAGTTTAGTACAACTAATTTTCTATCAGAAGTTAATTGGTTAAGAATAGTTGTAATTCTTGAAATTATATCTGAATCTTCATTACTTAAATTAAGCAAATCCTCTGGTTTCATATTTAGTCCATCAGCGATTTTAATTATATTTTCAACTTTAGCATTCATGATTCCACGTTGGAGAATTGATCTAACAGTTGTGTATGGTAATCCAATTTCTATTGAGAACGCATTAACATTTCCAAATTTTAATTCAATCAATTTTTTTAAACGATCTTCTAAGTTCATGTGATCACCTCCTGAAAGTATAGTACCATACGAAAAATCGTATAACAAGAGATAAATCCATTGACAATGTACGAAAAAATCGTATATTGTTTAATTAAACAATATTTAGCGTTTATTTTTTTATAACGATATACGAAAATTCGTACAAAAGGAGTGACTTTTATGTTAGATAATTTAGAAAAAGCTAGACAAGAAAAAAATATATCATTAGTTTCTATGGCGGCTGTATTAGGTGTTAAATATCAAACACTTAGAGAAAAGATAAACGGAACTTCTGAATTTAAATTTAAAGAAGCTCTAATAATCCAAGAAGAATTTTTTCCAGAATATGAGATTAAATTTTTATTTAAAAAATAAGTATGGAGGAATTAGTATGTCAAAAGAAAAACTAGATTTTATTTTAGAAGTATTTCCACATGTTCAAAAAATTTTACCATTTGCTACAGAAGATAATTTAGAAAAATTATTTGAACAAGCGAAGCAACGTTTAGAAGTTGAATTAATGGAAGTTCAATTTGAGTAAGTGTAGGAGGAGGGAATTTAATGTCTGAAAAAATTAGAACAGCCTGTAATAACATTTATGATTTTAAAGTTGTAGAAGAAGATGGTGTTAACAAAGTAAGCACTCCAGGTATGAATTTACCAAAAGTAGTAAAGGAACGAATCATGTTTTTTAGAAAATATCTTGATGATGGGATGACTTTTATAGGATGTCTACGGATGGTTATGGCAGTAGAAGATGAAACAGAGTTAAAAATGGATTTTGAAGCTGGCGCATACGAAGATTACTTACCAGCAACTGAAGAATTTAAACAGTGGCGTGACGAATTTGCATTATCTCAATTACATGAAATGGAAGTTGCTGTAGCCTTAATTTATGGGTTAGGAGAGGAAGCGGAATGGAACGATTTAACATTGAATTAGTAAGACGTGACAAAGTCAAAGTGGAGCTTGATCCAAATTTTTTCAACGAGGAATGGTTTAAAGAATTCCGCCAGTTCTTTTATGACTATGAAACTTTAGAAGAAATAGCAGAGTATATCACGTTTAATGTTGTGCATAATAACGAAACTTTCATCGATGGTATTGGTATACCTTTGAGAAATGGAAAACGGCCATATTGGCTAAAGAAAGATGAAGAAGTAAACGGGCACGTAAACGTTATTTATAACAGTTATGATACTGAAATCGAATATGACTAGGAGGAGCAGCGATGGAAAATTATGATCCAAATATCCGATGGGGAACTCATACAATTAAAGTGAGTTTCCAACAATGGGACTACAAAGGATTTATTATTTTTGAAAAAGGTGGAAATTGTAAAGGATTAGATATCTTAGAACTAGGTGAAGATGATTTATATGATGTGAAATTTAAAGAAAATCCAATCAATTTCAGATTGCTTAGTGCAGATGCTGACTGCGAAGAGTGGTTCGCTATGACTTTAAAAAATGATAAAGAAGAACTGTTGGTTGAAGATGAATGGTATTGTTTGAAAGATTATATTGTAGGTGTTGAGATTGTTGATTTTGTTGAGAATGAATAAACAAGAAATGGAAGAATCCAATTTTTTGGATGAATATAAAAAAGCTGGTTGGAAACTATGTTCAAGAATTCTTGGCATAAAAGAAGAGGAGACAACAATGGATAAACAAGAATTGATTGAAGAGTTAAAATGCTTAGAAGTTAAAACAGGTAGTCTCGATTATCTGAAAGGAGCTAACTATGCAACAGAAAGAGCAATTAGTTTAGCAAAACAACTAGACGAACCGAAAAAAGTCATATTTTCGCATGAAGAGAAATTTGTGGCTGACTGGCTTAATGATTTAAGAGGTCAAATCAGTAATGTTAAGTTAAATTCTGGGGCTGTTTTCATGACGTTCATCGGCAGACAGTTAGAGCGGTACTATGATGAAGAATACTCGTTTTTAACTGAAAAAATAGAGAGCTGGCTTACAGTTCCAAAAAATAAAGTTAAACTAATGAGCGCCATTGACAACGGCTACGAAGTCGAGAAAGAGCCAATCATTCATGAACTAAAGATCTTACCAGAATACTTTGAAGCAGTTGTTTCAGGTAATAAACGTTTTGAAATCCGTAAGAATGACCGTAACTATAAAAAAGGCGATATCTTACGCTTAAACGAATATCAAGACGGACAATATACAGGTGATGTCTATGTCGCAGAAATAACTTACATTACAAATTATGCACAACAAGATGGCTATATTGTCTTAGGGATTAAGGGGAAGCAGGTAACTAATGAAAACTGATTTAACCAAACAAGCCGAGAAATGCTTGTGGTACTACACCAACAAAATGGGTGTGTTCGGCTGTTTTGAGGTGACAATTGGATGGTTCGGTAAGGAAAGAGTTGATTTCATGACTTATTCAACGGACAACACTATTAGATGTTATGAAATAAAAGTAACGTTGGCAGACTTAAAGAGCTCTGCAAAACAAACGTTTTTAGGTGATTATAACTATTTAGTAGTTACGAACAAATTATGGGAAAAGATTCAAGCCAATCCAGATTTGAGATGGAAATATCACAACCAAGGAATACTAGTTTTTTCTGAACTAAGACACAATTTAGGTATTACAAGTGTTAAAAAGGCGAAAAAACAAAATGTACCTCTAGGAACACGAGCAACGGTCTTAGAAAGTATGGTGCGATCTTTAAATCGAGAAGTTGAGAAATTTTACAAGGTAAAGCCTTTTTGGGGATTAAGTGAGGAGGATGAATAAATGGAACAAATTATATTAACAAATATTGATGAAAATAAAATTGATATGGAAGCAACAGGACTAGAACAAAAAGAAATTGTCTTTACATTATCTGCTGCTTTAATTGGATACAGCAAAGAATTAGGCTTAACAAAAGCGATACTAAATGAAATTATGTCCGATCTGTGGAAAGATGATGAATAGATGAAGTACAAAACTAGATATCACAGCATTGTTCCGAAAGGACAAATAGGCGAGTGTGTTGATAAAGTCGATGGAAAAATTTTAGCTTTATTGATCAAATTTGAAAATGGCGAAGTATTTTGGTTTATGAAGCGAGACCTAATTAAAATTGAGGAGTGAATATTATGGAAAATAGATTTGAATGGTTTGAAATAACTGATAATATTTCTGAAAAATTAAATGAACTATCAAAAACATATGCAATATGCGATGTTAAATATGTTGTGACTTGGTCGCCAAATATGGCATACGACAAAACTTATGCACTGATAAAAGCGATCCGTTTAGACGAACCAATTTTTAGAGATAAATAAATTCAGGTAGGAAATAAAATTCCAAAAAGGAGAAAAGCAAGTATATGAAAAATATACAACCTTACTTTTCTCATGATAGCAATGCACGAAATTCTGATGAGTTAATTCCAGTACGCATGAAATTTGGTGCAGAAGGTTATGGCGTATATTTTATGTTGTTAGAACGATTAAGGGAAGAAGGAAACTACACGAGTATCAAAGATTATAATACGATAGCCTTTGATCTTCGTGTAGATACTTCAATCATTAAATCAGTTATTGAAGACTTTGGGTTATTTGCCTTCACCGAAGACGGTGAGTGTTTTTACTCCGAAGGCTTGAATAAACGAATGGCCTTTATGGAAGAAAAATCAAAAAAACGTTCTGAAGCAGGTAGAAAAGGCGCTGAAAAACGCTGGTCACAAAATCAAAATGAGTCAAATGCTATGAATGAGGAAAATAAAAATATAGCAAAAAAAAGGCAAACGGATAGCAATGCTATAGCAAAGCCATCTAAAAAAAATAGCAAACCTAAAAATGCTAATGCGATTGCTACCGAAAAAAATAGCAATAAAATAAAAGAAAATAAAAACAAAGAAAATAAAATAAAAACAAAAGAAACTGCTGCTTATTCTAGTATAGATAAGACAAAAGATAGTAAAGCTGTTTCCTACTGGTTAACTCAAGTCCACCCAGCAGAAGCACCAACGATTATGGAATCGATTAATTTTTGGGTAGAAGATTTTGGAGGATATGACGAAATTGTTATATTGGCCATTGATGAAATGTTGAAAAATGGGGCTAAGAGCTATAACTATTTGGATACCATTCTAAAATCTTGGGAAACAAAAAAACTAGATACACCTGAAAAGGTGAAAAAACATTTATCTGGTTATTATAACAAGCGCAAGAATGATAATAACCAAAAAGGTGGGAGTATGAGTGACTGGGACGAATTACTTTGAGTATTTATCACAAGTGCATGAAATAGACGAACGTTGCGAGATTCACGGTACTCGATTAAAAGTTTTTAAAGACTTTGAACCGTTTTGTCTAGCTTGTAGGGAAGAACGTATCAGGGAAGAAGAACAAAAGAGATTCGAACAAGCTTTTGACAGGAAGAAGCGACGGACTACACAAGAGGTTCTTTTAAAGGACAGCGTTTATACTGATTCAACACTGCAATCCGCTTGCTTTGAAAATTACCATGCGAAACCAGGTACTGAAGCAGAAAAGGCCAAAGAATTTGCTATAAATCAAGCAAGGGAGTATTACCGATTACGTTTAGAAAATAATAAATCAATTGAGCAAGAACAAGAAGAGCAACAGCCAGCATTTACTACGGTCTTTAGTGGACCAGTTGGCGTTGGGAAAAGTCATTTAGCAATGAGTATTTTAAAAAAATTGAATGAATATAACGATTTGAGTTACTCATGTTTATTTTTCAGTCTGGATCAATTATTGCGACGTATTCGAAATAGTTATGACGATGAAAGTGAGTATCTAACTGAAGCACGAGCGGTACAACTGGCGCTAGACGCTGATTATTTTGTACTTGATGATTTAGGAGCAGAGGTAGGAAGCATTGAAACGAAGAAGCGAGCTACTGACTTTATGATTCGGGTATTAAATGCAATCGTTGATGGTCGCCAAGGAAAAGGATTGATTATTACAACGAATCTAACAAACTTACAGATTCAAGCAATTTATGGGCATCGGATTTACAGTCGTTTATTTGCAAACTCAAAAAATCATTTGTTTATTTTCAATGACGAACGACAAACACCAGACTATCGATTAATGGGCGGTGAAAAAAATGTGTAAGTGGTGTAATGACAAACGAGTGGTACAAGAATTTGATTCACTTTTTGGCATTTTAAAGGTTAAACCTTGTCCTGTTTGTAATCAAATAGTCAATAATTACGAAGCTCAAAAGGACGGTGACCTATTAAATGACAGACAATTTTTGGATGCTCCAGGGAAATCAATTGAAAAAATGGCGAGATAGAAGAAATCTAACACAAAAACAATTAGCCATGAAAATAGGTTGTCAACGTATGACGATTAGCAGGATAGAACAAGAAAAGCAAAAACCATCGTTAGAATTAGCCTATTCTTTAGCAAATGCTTTAGATTTAAAGATAGAAGACCTCTTTTTATTTGAAAACAAGGAGCGTGAAAATGTGTGATCACTGAAAATTATATTCATTCAGAAGGAAGAAGATTCGATGTACCGATTAAAAGAAAACGGACAAAAAGTAATGTAAAAGTTGGCGGCATTTATTGGTGTTCTGTAAAACCGTTTCAAGGTAAGATACGTGCGGAATGTTTAACGATTTACGATAACTCGGCATTAGTAAAAATTATCGTATGTGAAAAAGAAACCGATGAAGCGTTACAAGTTCAATTAAATCACCTAACTGTGGTTAGCTTAAAAAATATGAAAGGCGTGTAATAAATGAGTAAGCAAAAGAGAAAGTCGTTAGCTTCTGATTACCCTTATAAGCGCATCAAAGAGGTTGCAAGGCGTTATGGGTATAAATGTCTTAGTAACGTAAAAGAATGGGACTGTGGCCGTTTTGAGGCGTTTGACTGGCATATTGGAAAAGTAATCTTAGTAGACTTAAAGGAAGCGAGTGTGAGTGAATGGAATCCAATGACAAAAGAGTGGGATCAACAATAGAATTAGCGCCAGAACAAGAGAACATGATTCGTGTATGTACCCGCCAATACATGGATGATACAAATAATTATCCTAGAGCATGGTCTGATCGGAAAGACGCTGTTATTACCAAGTATAAACCTGTCTATCGTCTAATGGAGAAATACCCTGAGCCAGCAATGATTCAACGAATCGGCAATATAATTGTGGACGAATGGCGCAAGTATGAATAACTTTTTTTCGAAAAAGAGTTATTCTGTTATAATTAACAAAAAGAAGTAAGGAACAGGAGAATAACCCATGGCAAAATTCCAGAATGTATTTAAAGAAGCAAGTCGACGCATGAAAAATTTCCAAGCTCGTGGCTTTATTCCATCAGGTTCTAAGTATGTTTTCCAAGATTTTGTCAATGAAGTATCGGCAGAGAATAGAGGGGAAAACTACACAGGTGCTTATACAAAGAATGCATATAATCAAGCCTATGGATCAAATATAGATTACGATTCGTCAGAAACCTTTCAAGAGATTCAACAAGGTCGAAATGAGAATCTTGTTGAAATTTACCAAAAAGAATTACTAGAAATTTATCATACGAATGATTTCTATGATATGGCATCTGATTACGGAAATGGCCGAGGAGGAGGTTTTTCACCTTCTGAAGTAATGAATATTGATACTCTTGAAGGACTAATTGATAATGCAAGCGAAGCTATGAATGTAGAGCCTTATCTATTTAGAAATAAAGTAGGTCGTAATAGAAGTGAAGAATCTAGTATGATGGACACATATCAAAACCAATTCATCGAAGAGTTAGGTCGTTTAATCGATGAAATGAGCGAACAAAAAATGAAATTCAAATACTAAAAGTTAGGTGGAACTTATGAGCAATGAAATAATGAAATCTGATGCATTTCAAACAAAAGTAAAAACAATGTTAGGATTAACTTATTTAACACGTGCCAAATTAGATGGATTTAACGGAAACCACTACATTTTGAAAGACATCTATGTAAATTCTACTAAAAATACTTCGCAAATCCATTACCTTGGGTGGGATGATCCACAAAAAATACCTTTTTATCCTGATACAGATAGTTATCGTGGAGCAACTTCAGGAAGCAAGTACAACAAAGAGTTACTTGTTCCTAATGAACGAATGATTGAGTATGATTTTGCTGAAGCATATACAAATATCATGAGAAACTATAAACTGCCATCGAATGTATACCTAGAAAATGTGCATTTTGATAAAGAAAAATTATTAGAGCGGTTAGCTAGTTATGATAAGCCTCAACCCTACAAAGAATTATCAACGTTCGTTTTTGTAAAAGTTGCCATTGAAGCAATTGCAAAAGAAAGTACGTATACTGCTTTTGGTTCACATTTTCAACAATATCGAAAAAATCTTAGTCGTACATTAACAGTTACTGAAATTGAATTAAAGTTAATTATGGATTTTTATGATGTAAAAGCATTAGAAATACTAGAAACGTATACTTTCCGAACACGTAAAGGCCTGTTAGAAGATTATTTTGAAAAAATTGATCGACTAAAAGAGGATGAAGAAACCAAATTCTTTTATAAAATGTTACGGAACAAAATTTATGGAACGATTGGTAAACGAGAATTGTCTACTCACGAAGCAAAAATATTTAAGTTTCCAATGTATAATCGTGCATTTTCTTCAATGGTAGCTGGCGTGTTTAGAGATAGAATCGCACGCTACGAACAAAAGTATGTAAATAGTGAATATGGACTTGTATTAATTAAAACAGACGGCTTGTATTTTAAAAAAGAAGTTCCTGAATTTGAAGCATTAAACAAAAAAGGGATTGTAAAGAAAAAAGTACATGTTATTACAGACCATGATGTGAAAAATTAAAAAAGAAATAAAAAGCGAAGCAGCCAAGCTTTGCTTTTTTGATAGAGAGGTGAAAAGAATGGAGAAAAATAAATATGAAACGGAAGAAGGTTATTTAAATGTGCCAATCATATGGGAAGAAGTGGAGCAATTCGCTTTTTTAGTTGGCGCACGAAATGTAGGTAAAACGTATGGATTCTTAAATTTTTCAATCAAACGAGGATTAGATACTATTTTAGAATGTTTTGATTTTTCTACACTACAGGAATTTAAAAAATTACCTACTTTGATGGAGGCAGAATTTCAATTTTTATTTTTACGCCGATATATAACACAAGCTAAGTCTGCCAGTAGAAATTTAGTATTGGCTGATTTTTATCAACCATTTTTAGATAAGTTGCCTGAAGAAGTAAAAAAACAATATGAAGTATTTGTAGAATATCAGGGATCGTCAGAAGAGCCTAGAGAAATACTATTAGTTTTTAGAAATAAGGAACTAAAAAAAGATAAAAAGTGTATTAAATTAGGTTATCTTGGTGCGGTAAGTATGGCAGAAAAATTTAGAGGGCCAGGTCTGCCAAAAGTAAAAGTAATATTATTGGATGAATTTCAATCGAAAAAAAATTGGGATTATTTACCAAATGAACCTGTAGAGCTAGAAGATATTTATGAATCCGTTGGACGTTTAAGATGTGGAACTGGAGATATTAAAGTGATTGCATTAGGGAATTCAGGGACAATTTTAAATCCTTATTTTGATTATTATGGATATGACGAATTCACGGAGGTTAAAACAGTAAAGCGTGAAGGAGAAGTTCTTTTTTATCATTTACCCAATAAAGCAAAAAGAAGCGAGCAATCTAAAAATTTATTTAAAGGATCAGCATATGGTAAATATTCATTAGATAATGATTTTGCGGACAATCAGTTATTTAATGTCATTCGTTTAAAAGAAGCAAAAGCACCTCGAAAATGTCTATATAATATTTTCTTTGGGGAAACATATATCGGTGTCTGGAGAACAGGAGACTATAAAATTCTAATTAGTCGTGTAAGTGATCCAGATAAATTAGATATTGTTGATCGGACACCTATAGAAGAACAAGTGTTAGATCAACAAGTATACAGGGTACTTTCAGATAAATTACAAAACAAACAACTTTATTTTGATTCGCCAGAATTGAGGTTAATTGCTGAAAAACACTTGCGCAAATATATTTATAATTCGGCGAGTGAATGGGAAACATTTTAACAAATAAAAAAACCACTCTAGCAAAAAAGAGTGGTTTTTTTATTTGTCAAGAGGCCAAAATGAGCGATGTATGTCGCATTGATGAGCGATGTACGTCGCTTTTTGATTTTTTCAAAAGAAAACATGCTAAACTTCACTTGAAATTTAAAAACTGGTGAAGTAAAAAACTAAATTTGAAGGGAGGGTAGGAAATGTTCAGTAAAGAAGATATGTTAACCTATGAAAAATTTAATAAAAATATACGAATGTTTCCTAACTTCTCGCTTGATTATGTTTATGGGAAAATCAATATATTTTATGACTTTCATAAAGATAAACAAGGTAAAAATACAAACTATAATCGTGAGTTGCTTTTTTCAATAAGTACACTTAAACCTTTTAGAATTATAGCTCCAGCAGGGTATCGTTTAATTCAATTTAAAAGTGTTCCGAATTTTGAAAAAATTGAAACATTAGCAATTAAATTATCAAGGACACCAATTAGCTTTCGTGGTGAAATTCCTTTAAATCATTCAAATGGTGACTTAGAATCTGGTGTTCTTGTTAGAGTTAACAGTTTAGAAGAAATTCTAAAGCCTAGAAAAGATAAAGCATATATTTTACCTAATGGAGAAATGTATATTCTTGATAATGAGGGAAAGCAACTTATTAAAATAGGCGGTAGTGATGGGAATATTGACTTAACGAAGTATGCGAAAAAACCAGAAGATATTGATATCATGGACCCGCAATTAAAGGCATTCATTGAAGAAGTCATAAAAGAGTAGGAGTGATTGGTAGTGAATGATGTAACTAAATTAACAAAAGCAGTAAAAAAATTATTTGATAAAATAGCAAATCTTGTAACGAAAGAAGAACTACAAAATTATGCAAAAAAAACTGATATTCCGAATACAGATAATTTTGTAACAAAAACACAGCTTGAATCTGATTTAACGAAATATGCGAAAAAACCAGAAGATGTATCGATTACGGATACAGAATTAAATCAATGGCTTGAAGAATTCATACAATAAGAAAGGCCTGATATAAGTGAACGATGTGTTGAGGTTAGCAAAAGCAGTAAGAAAAATAAATACAATTTTTTCTACGTTTAAAGATAGTATTTATACCAAAAATGAAGCAGACAATAAATTCATAAACCAAGAGTTGATGGAAAATGGATTGTATGTAATTAAAAATAAAAATATTGAAAATATGAATGATGCTATTCAACCAGGTGTTTATTCAATTTCAGCTACAGGAGTTGAAAATAAACCTTTACCTAACTCGGGTTCTCTATTTGTCAATAAAGATCCAGGAGGAATCAGACAGTTCTTTCAGACGGAGAGAACAATTTTTATTCGACAATTCGGGGGAATTCCTCCGTCCTGGACGGATTGGAAAGAATTAGGCTTAAAAGGTCCAAAAGGTGATACTGGTCCGATTGGTCCACAGGGACCAAAGGGAGATACACCTGATATAAGCAATTTAGTAACAAAAACACAGTATACAAATGATTTGAATAAAAAGATTGATAAAACAGCATTTAATGCTATAGGGCAACATATTTCTTTTAACGGAATCACTATACACATTCAAAAATCGAATACAGTTGTTACATGTAATGTCGAAGGAATATTTAAAAAAGGGAAAGCCAACGGATGGCATGAGGTGTCGACAAGAGCAGAAACAAGTTATAGACCAGTTAACATGATTATTAAAGTACCTTTAACAATAAATATAGGGAATACCATTCAAATAAATAAGTATGCAGCATTACAAATAGAAACATCTGGTCGAATCATGATTCGAGTTTATGGACTTCAAAATGACGATGTAGAGTTTGGAGGGAGTGCAACATGGATAAGATAAAAATATGGATTACAGTGGACGAAAATCAAATGCTTGCGGACTATTCACTTGCTGCTAAGGAAAATTATATTGAAATTGAAGTAACTGAAGAGCCGAAAGATTATTTGAATTGGGGATTACGCAATGGCAAATTAGTTCATTATCCTGATGATTTAAATGATTTAACAAACAATAGAACAACTTCTTTTGTCGGAAATGTAATGTTGAACTTTGCAGTTATTTCATGGGCGTTGTCCTATATACCGTTAATCGGAAAAATCGTTCTAGATTATCCTAAATATACTGATATTCAGTACGAATACGAACTACTTGGATTGACTGATGATAATATGGAAACATTTGTTAAATTTAAACGTATCACAGAAAAACAATATAAAGAAATAACAGGAAAAACTTATCATGAAAATGAAAGTTAGTAGGAGGATATCATGGAAAAATATTTTAATACGGTTGCAATGACATTTGGTGTATTTGGAGGAGTTATTGTCAGCTATTTGGGAGGCATGGACGCTATTTTACATGCGATTTTATTTTTAGTAGTGATTGACTATATCACTGGATTAGCTAAGGCATGGAAACAAAAGAAAATTTCAAGTGAAGTAGGTTTTATTGGTCTGCTGAAGAAAATTATGATTTTTGTAGTGATTGCCGTAGCGGTAGAAATTGAAAAATTAACCAATAACAATATTCCTTTAAGAGAAGTAGTTATTATGTTCTATATTGCTAATGAAGGAATATCTTTATTGGAAAATATATCAGAATTTGTACCGCTTCCTGATAAATTAAAGGATTACTTTATACAAATCAGAGATAGTAACGAAAGAGGTGAAAATAATGACATTGAACGTCATTGATATTTCTAGTTGGCAGACAGGTATTAATTTAGGAAAAGATGGTGTTCCTGCTGATGGGGTTGTTATTAAAGCTACAGGAGGAACTGGATATGTTAACCCTGATTGTGATCGAGCATTTCAAGAAGCAATTAAAAGTGGTAAAAAAGTAGCGGTCTATCATTATGCACATGAAATCGGCTTTCAAGGAACAGCTGAACAAGAAGCGGAATTCTTTTTACAAAATGTAGCTGGATATATTGGAAAAGCGATTCTTATCCTAGATTGGGAAAGTGACAATAAACATGATGTAGCATGGGCAAAGCGTTGGTTAGATACTGTTTATGAAAAAACAGGAATTAAACCATTATTTTATACGTATACACACATGGTTAATAATTATGATTTTTCTAGTATTGGAAATGCTGATTATGGGTTATGGATTGCAAATTATCTAAGTGACAAACCACAAGGATATAGTCAACCAGCACCGCCTATCAGTAATGGGTTTCCTTTAACAGTGATGTATCAATATACATCAAGTGGGAAATTACCTGGCTGGGGTGGATACCTGGATTTAAATGTATTTTATGGAACGCTTGAAGACTGGGACTTATATGCAACAGGAAGTAAGCGGCCAGAAAAAGAAAATGAAGAAATAAATAATAATAAAAAGGAAGTGGCAACTATGCATTGTATTTATGAACGACCAATGAGAGATGGAAAACCAAATAATGATAATGGAAACACGTGGGGGAAATATTATTGTAATGGCGTTAATTGCCGTCATATCCCATATGAAGATAACGTTAAGTTATTGAAAGAACTATACAAAAAGAACAATGGACACGAAATGCCTGTTTATACAAAAGAAGACTGGACTATCTATGCGCCGTGGTATAAACGATTAGAAGAAATGTTTCCAGTTGTCTAATTCTTGTTATTAATTAAAGGAGAGTGACGCAAATTGTCTAGCTACACTATTGAATTAGGATTCTTATTAAGAGGATTTTCAGATATTAATGAAAATCCTATGATGTACGCCTCTCCTTTTTCTATTATTGAGAACTCCCGAGAGAATTTTTTTAAGGCTTTAGGAAGATATCCTTTTAAAATTTGGGGAGATGAGCGGGACCAGGCGTTTAAAGAAGAATTTGAAAGAATGTTTTTAGAATATTTTTATATGAAAGAGATAGGATTTCAAACACCAGCCGCTTTTTATTTAGAATTAGGTAATTTTCTTCGGAGAAAAATGCCGATTTATTGTAATCATTGGCGTTACCTCTTAGAAGAAATGTACGTAACTAGTACAGGTAACAGTCAAGGAACCACTACTAATGGAGATAGTAGAGTAATTGATTCTAAAGGCCATTCTGAAACGAATGGAAAAACTGAAAGTGATAGTAATACTAAAAGTGTAACAAAAGGAGCAAATACAGATTTGCCCGATACCCAATTAGACCTTGATGTTAGCAATTTAGATTATGCATCACAGGCAAATAAAACTGAATCAACTAGTGATACAAAAACTACAGGGAAATCCAATAGTATAACAGACAGCGAAGATCATACGATAAATAAAGGTAGTTCTTCTGGTAATTCTATTACAGATACATTTGGAAGAAATAAAGATGTGTTTGATATTTATAAACAATGGATTGATAGTGGCTATGACTTATTTACACCACTTTTTCATGATTGTTTAAAAGAACAAATTTTTATGCCACTACTCTAGGAAGTGATTTTTATGAAACGTTTGTTAATTAATGAATGGCGATTATTGTCAAAAGAAGAGCAAGAAAAATATCACTATGTTAGTGATGAAGATGGGTGCTATTTTTGCGAAACGCCACCTGAAGAAAATCAAACAGAAGAAATAGATGATTTTGAAAAAATAATGAATAGCAAAGGGGAATAAAGAAATGGAAGACGTAGAAAAAACACCAGAAGAATTAGCAAAAGAAGAAAAACTAGCCGAATTTTTAGGCGAAGAAGTGAAAAAGGATGTTGAAGAGGAAAATCCAACTGATCCAGTTGATCCAATCGAGGAAGAACCTACTCCAGCAGTTATCAAAAAATTAAATCCTTTTGAATTTGTCTACACACAAGAAGGAAATGTTCTGATGAGCGATGAAACGTATCAGAAAATTATGGCTAAATTTTTTTAGTAATGAAAAATGAAAATAACCTGTAGAGGAGGTGAGGACAATGTCTGTATACGAAGGAACAAAAGGAATGCTACAAAAATTCCAAAATAATATATTTGAAAGAGTTAATCAATTACTAAAAGACAGAGATGGAAAAATTGAAAAAA